AACCCTCAAGAAAGTTAAACGTCATTGAGCCGGCGGTAAATTGGTCGCCGATGTCGCGTCGTCCGCGCGTGACGGTGATGTTTGTTGATCCCTCAATGACCGATGCGTATTGGGATGTTCCGTTAAGCACGTATTCGGTGTTATTAAGGACGCCTTTTTCAATGTCGTCAAGTGTGAAGCCGTCGACAATAAAGCCCGTGTCAATGAGCAGATCGTAGGATCCCGATTCAACGATTGACGTTGCCATTACGCGACTTGTATTTGTGCTGGGCCGTCTACACGGTTCATGGCTTTAATGGCGTTGACGACGGCGCGGCCGATGTCTGCTGATGTGGAGATGCCGCCCGTGACGTTGACGGTGATGTTCTGTCCGCCTTGGTTCCGCATGCGATCTAACGGAATGACGGCTTCTGGCCCGCGCTCACCAATAAGAGCCAAGGTTGGCCCTGTGACTATGCCGCCTGCGGCCATGGCTGGAATGCCGCCTTCACGTGCGAAGCCTGATCCGACTGAGGCTTGCACTTCACCGATACGGCCCAGAGAGATGTGTTCAAGAGTGCCGACGTTGTCGACAAATGGAATGGCGTTGTATGCCCTGATGAGCGCGTTAATTGCTCTAATCCAAGCGTTAGCCAAAGTCTCAAAGCCGCCAATAATAAAATTAATAACGCTGTTAACAATGTTTCGGAATCCTTCAAACTTCTTGTAAGCGATCGCTATGCCGACTACGAGAACGGCGATGCCGGCTGCAATAAGTGAAAACGGGTTAAGGGCCATTGCAAAATTGACGGCCATGATTGCCGTGGCGATGGCGCCGATCGTGCCGGCAATGGCTAGGAATGCGCCCGGGTTGTCTTGCGCCCAGTCTGCAAACTTTTGCACTACTGGAAGAACGGCTTCTACGGCTGGAAGTAGTGCTGCGCCGATTGACTCTTTGGTTTCGTCGATCGAGTTGCCAAGGATTTTCATGCGGCCTGCGGCGGTTTCTGCGGCGGCGGCCGTGGCTCCTCCAAAGGTTCCGCCAAGGACATTCATGACGTCGTCAAGCGTTGCTCCGTCTTTGATCATTGCTTTAATCTCTGGTGAGAGTTGTCCGAGCGCCTTAAAGTTGCCGCCGTACGCTTTGGCAAGTGCATCGGAGACGGTGGCTAGATCCTTACCAGAGCCTTGTGCGATGTCCTGTGCGAGCGCGAGCGTCTTGTTTGCTTCCGTGATGTCTTTGGTTCCGACTAGCAGCGCTTGGAAGGCTGGACGCAGTTCGCTGTCTGCCGTGCCGGATGCCCTCGACATTGCAGCAATGACGTCTTCTTGTGCGGCGACTTGTTCTTTTGATGCGCCTGTCACGTTGCCCATAACGAGCGCAAGGTTTGCTTGTTCCGCTGCGTCTTCCATTGCCGCTTTGGTTGCGCCTGCAAGGGCTACGCCTAAGCCGGCCATCGCTGCCGCCGCTGGGATTGCGGCCTTCTTAATAGCAAAGTTTGCTTTCGCTCCGAAGCCTTCTAGTTGCTTAAATTGGGCGATCGCCTTCTTAGCGCCTTTGGGATCGTATTCGGAGATGATTGGGAGAATGACGGCCATGGGTTTACCTTGCGCTTAGATCGCGGCTCAAAGCTTCTCCGACGCGGTCAACGATTCGCGCCATTTCTACTTCAAGATCGCTCTTATTTGCTTCGTACTGTTTCCACACTACTCGCGACGGGTCGCCATATTTGGCTGTTAGTGCGGCGCCCATTTGATTACTTTTGGAGAAGTCGAAGAAGGCGGCGGCGGCGCCGAGCCATTTAACGGCAAAGGTCGAGAGGTTTACTTTGCCACCGAATACTTCTTTTGGCGCTTTGGTGTTGATGTATGCCTTGACGGAATGGTCGGTCGGCCATGGAAAGACTTCGTATTGGCCGCGTAGATTCCATTGGCGCTGCCATCCTGAGAGCGGATAGTTCAACGGGATGGCGGATTGAATGTCTGAGACGAGCCCAGCGGTGACTCGCTTGTAGTCCTTGGTGATGTCTCGACGAAGGGCTTTGTCAATCTTGTTGAGATCCTTAAGCGCTTGACCTAATCCAAATACTTCTATCCGTGCTTCAATGCCGCCGGCTGAGTCTCTCATTTTTGTCCTTTTTTGTTTTGGTCATTAAGGACTCTAATGATTGTTTGAAGGTCGCGTGAGTCAAACGATTCCGCATAGAAGGTCGGAGCCCATCCCGTCGCGACTACCAGTTCGGCTAGTTGCCGGCGGTAGCCGCGTCCGTAGGGTTTGGATCGGTTGCGTCCTCTGCTGCGATCTCGACGTCTGGGTTTTGTTTAAGCCATTCGCGCCAAGTTGCTGGAAGCTTCTCGCCTTTGATGGTGAGCAACGTGTGTACCCAACACGCGAGATCTGATGCACCTATGCCGCGTCCGTCTGACACTCGACGATTTTCTAGGCGTTCCCATTCGGCAATGACAAACAGATTCGTGGATAGTTGCTCTTTGACTTCTCCGCGCGTGAGGTTGAGTTTGATCTTCATGGTTCTCCTAGTGTCGGGCCGAGGACGGCCGTGATTATGGGTTAGTTGTGTCTGCGCTGTAGACGCCACCAGTAAAGGTAAGGTCTACGGTTTGCAATTCGCCAAGCGATGCGTTGATCACGGGCAGAGATTCCAAGTAGGTTCCCGTCAAAATGAAGGCTGGGTTTGTTGCCGAGTCAACTGCGTCGGTTGGCTTGACGATGACGTTGAGTTGTGTTCCAACCAATGGGGCAAGCGTTGCGTAAGTTTCCGATGCGGCGTAGGAAAGGTACATCGTTACCGTTAGTTCGTTGTTTTCTAAGCCGCCTGTGTAGACGCGCGAGGTTGATCCGAATGCGGTGCTTTCAAGTGCTTCAACGGTGCGAGTCAAAGTTGCTGCGGTCGTCTGATCGGTCAGGTCAATTCCGCCGATAGTCACTTTTGGATTCGAGAGGATTGTTGAGGTTGGCATGTTGGCTCCTTGAGTTGTGGTTTTAGTTTGACATAGATTCGGGCGCTAGGTGTGGATTACGCCGTTTGGACTTGGGTTGCGACGGTGAGTTCGTATGCCGGCAGCATAGATCCGCCGATGTCGACGTTTGTGGGGCGGCCTGAGATGATGCCGATGTTGAGCGCGTACACCTTGGCGAGCATGTTGAGGAGGGACTTTTGGGCGTCTAGGTTGCCGGGGCCTAGGGTCACGATCTGGAGTGTAAAGGTGAGTTTGGCGATGTTGTAGTTGTAGCCGTCAATCGAGTCAATGTTTACGAACACGCACGGCGGAACGATGTTGCGCGGATCGTTTACAACTTGGAGCCCTGAGACGGTTTGGAGTTTAGCGACTAGGTCGTCGTAGCCCTCATTAAATAGATCGGTGTAGGTCGGGACTGGCACTAGGCAACCTGCGGACGGTCAATGCCTAAGAGTTGGCGGATCATTCCGTTAAGCCCCATAACAGGAGCGGTTCCCATGGATTGAAATGATGCAAAAGAATCCATGGATCCGCGTTGACGGTACAAAGCTCCTCCGTACATGATCGTTCCAAGTTTGACATCCTGCGAAGGGACAGTCGTAAGTGAGTCCACGTAGCCGGCTTCCATACGTCGACGCCAACAGAACTGCGAAGAACTAGAGGCGCAAATGGTGAGGAATGTGGCGTCGGCTGCGGTGGCCGTACCGATGCCCAACCAGTCTTCAATGTCGGTGGCCGTGATCCATGTGCAAGTCGGAGTTGATGTCAGGGTTCCAGACGCTGCGGTTCGCTCGACATCGGCGGCCGTTCTTGCGTAAAGAACTTGATTAGCAATTGGGATGTTGACGTCATAGAGCAAGTCGCCTTCGGTGTCTACGCCTTCGTACAGATATTGCGGAAGGGCGCGGACTGTGTATGTGCCGTTGAATGTGGCGTCTACGCCTGCAACGGTAATCGACTGACCGACCTCCAACTCCGCAGGGGTGAGGAGTTGAAGGACGGCGTAGTTGTCGATTAGGTATTTATTGGTGACGGTGTATATAGCCATGAGCGGATGCTCCGCTTCTGACTAGGAAACCGTAATTTTTTGGACTTGTGTTGCGTCTGCAATGAAGGTAGATACGTAGCCTGCGTACGAGAAATTGCGACCCAAAGTGGATGGCAACTCTACGGACATCAAGCCGCGAATCTGTTCGTAGAACTCGATCGCTTGTGCGCGTGCTACGACCATTGTGCCGGCTGCAAAGTTGCGGTCTGCAACAAGGTTCAAGCCAAATGGGTTGAATGTGTTTGCAACCGTAACGTTGGCTGCGCCCATTGCGTTTACGCCCATCAATCCAGATACTCCTACGTATGGGAATACTGGTCGCTTGTCTGCGTCCAACTGTGCGCCCAATGCTTGCCAAACTCCAGGAGCCACAAAGATATGGTCTGGAAGGAAGTTTGTGTCGAGCAACATGTTGTACGCGGCGGTGTAGATGGCCGAGATCAATGTTGATGGATCGTTTGCGGTGACGCTCCATGTTGCGCCAGATGCTGCTGCTCCTGCAACGATTGCGTCTGCTGCGACGTTATCGCTCGCGATGAGATATTCGCCTAGTAAGTCATTGAGGATTATCTGCAAACTGGCTGGGTCTGTGAAGTCGACGTCCTGAATTGAGAGCGTGACTTGTCCTGCCAATGTTGTCTTGCTTACCGAGTTGGACGCGATGACCATCGTTGTTGCAGATGCTGCGGTCAATTCTGTTGATTGTGCAGCGACGCTTGTGTGCGTGGTAATCGTTGGACGAATGAACGTCTTTGATGCTCCGCCGTTTGGCATTGCGCGTGCGCCAATTGCGTTAACAACTGGACGAATAAAGTTCAGGTCTTGGAAGACTGGCCCGAGGACTGGTACTGGCAAGAGGCCGGGAGTGTCGGTGGTAAGGATGTCACCGGCTGCGGCTTCCAATGCACTTTGCTTTGACTTCATGTAGTCATGGGTTGCGGCTGCAACGTTGCGGAATGTGTCTCCGCCAATGTGCATTGCTGCCATGTATTCGCCGGGGGTTGGAAGATCAAACTTGCGCTTCGGTACTGCTGGAAGAGAAGCGGTTGGAATGGTGGCTTCGATGACTGGTGCTGCTACTGATTCGGACATTGGGTTCTCCTGTTGAGGTTCTT